CTCTTCAACTTTTTCTTGCGCACGAATCGCTTGAATAAACTTCATCTCAACCACTCATCCTCACAGGTGAGCGGTAAGTCCCGTCCCGATAGTCGTACTTGAGTTCGACGCATCCAACCTTCCCGCTCTGTTTAAACCTTATCTTCTTCACATGAACCCGTATGTCGTCCGACCCTTCCGTGAAATCTCTTTCCACAATTAAAATGTTATCCGCCTTGTTATAAAAGTTTGCCGACCCCGCTATGTCGTATGGCTCTGGCACTGGGAATGTTCCGTCTTGATTACGCCTAAGCTTTGCTGGGTGTGCGACCAAGAAGATCGCGCACTCATTAGCTGCTGCCCATCGCTTTAATGTCGCCAGCATTTTCGAAACATATTCCGTCTCAGTCCAACCGCTAGGTCGCTTGTGTTCAAACTCGTTGTAAGGATCAAGGATCAACCCACGCACGTTAGGGTATCTCTGCACACACGCAGTCGCATTCTCTAGACACCAATCAACTGTCGGGGCTTCATCGTCTGAGCGTATCCAGTAGTAATGGTCAGAGATAAACGATACTGCTTGAGTCCACTCCTCTTCGTTCATCTTGTTGCCGTTGCTGCTGTCCCACGCTGGCTTGCCAATGAACTTAGCCGCCAACTTATTGATGTGTTCATCCACAGGATTCTCAAACGAACAGACAGCGAACCTCCAATCTTCATTTTTCGCTAGGTTTAAACAGATCTGATCCATGAACTCGGACTTGCCCACGCCCGGAGCGCCGGAGATTATGTTTAACTCGCCGGGTCTGACCCGATAATTCCAATCCATTGCCACGATCCCTGTCGAGATACCCTTCTTCACTTGCCCATTGAGCAGCGCGAATGCATCGTCAGCGTATGCGCGTGTCTCATGCAGCGCCTTCAAAGGCCAAGGCTCTGCGCCCTTCACCAACTCTTGTAGCTTTTCCTTGCCGTGTTGGACAAGCACATCATTCGGATCTTTGCACCCATCAGGCCACTCAACCCTCCAACATCTGTGCCTACCCAACCTCCTAGCCAACTCGTTGCGCATGACAACGCCTACCGCATCACCATCTGTCAACAACATAATTCTTTTGAACCCAGCCAGATCACCATTCAACTCATCAATCCAAGGGATCTTCTTGTCACTTGCTCCATCAGGTACGCTGATGACGTTGGTGTACCCAGCCTCCATGCAGGTAAGCGCATCCACTTCGCCCTCAGTTATGATGAGCGTGTCAGCATCAGTGTCCACCAGATTCCACAGATAGGGCAGTCGATGCCCGTCCTTGATCTGGCTAAACTGCTTGTCTACCGTCCGAAACTTTACGTTAATGGTCTTCCCATCCCTGTCTCTATGCACAAACGCAATCGCTCTCTGCTTTTCTCCACTGACATACGCATCGCCCGACTCAACCCCAGCCAAACAAAGCACCCTTTCCCCAATCCCCCTCTTCTCAAACCAAGTCTTTACCCCGTCACTCAACTCATCAAGAGCGGGGATCTTCGGTGATTTCTTATTAACTACCTGTTTAAACGGACTGATCATGCTGTTTCTCCACTCATTGCCTTCCCAATCACAGTGATGACAACGCCATTGCGCACCACCAATATCAATAGCCATCGAAAGACAATGTTCGTTTTTGTTTTTGTTGCGTGTGTTGCTGCACTTAGGGCAAAGCATTTTTGTTTGCCCATCGTTCAAGGTGTTTGCGACAAACCCGTGGCTTGCCATGTCCTCGTAGAAACCCATTACGGGTGAGTCTTGAATTGAACGTGACCTTCACGGGTCAGCTTGCGCCCCGCCATGTCTGTTCTGTTTTCCTGTGCAGCTTTTGCGTCTTGCTTGGCAAGGTACGCAGAGGTGCTGAGATACCAACGCTCTTGCGTTCTTACCTCGGCATCGTAGGTGAGCCAATCATCTCTCGATTGCAGGATTGCGTCGAGGTTGAGGATGTTTTTGTACGCTTTCTTCCAGCGCTCATAGTCTTTTTCGTTCAGCTTGATTGTGTTGCCATCAAATGCGAAGCTCATTTTCTTTTTCCTTTGTTGCTGTTGCGATTGTAAATCTTTCCATCGTGTAATGATTGACGGGTTCCATGTCTTGCCCGTCTCCTCTGTCGGATCTACCGCCCCACTCAACCCTATCGGGCTGGCAGTCTAGATCCAAATAAGCAATCGTCCCACACGACCACTGTACAACTAACAGTACACTTTTCCCTGTCGCTGACGCAAGAGATTTCGCATCAGCCACTTTGTGTACACTTAAAATATATGTTTGAAACGTCCCAAACGGATGTGTTCGCGTTTTAATTTCCGCAAATCCAACGACTTCTTTTTTGCCATTAACAAAACAAAAATCTATCGGATACATCTTTGGGTTTTCTTTTGCTGCCACTTCCCACAGGAGTGCCATTTCGTTTGCGAGTTTTCTTTCTCGCGTTTTGTCTGCGCCTGTTTCGTATACTGGCCTCATGTGATCTCCTTGTTGCGATAAGTTAGATCGGGTGGTGAGAGAAGGACGCTCCCCCCAACCCCCCTCATTGAGAGAGTGATGGGAAGAGAGTGTCAGATCGGGCGGAGCCGAGCGTGGACATTACCGCGAATTTATATTGCGCCATTGCGGTCTTACCCCCTTGCGCATTGCTTGCTTTTCTTAAAAAAACATATCATCATCCGCCTTGTCAAGCCCACCTTGACTCCTTTGTTGCGAAGGACGGCCCATCAGAGGACTCACCTATACCTCTGGTGGGCCACACTCATCATGCTCTATCTCTTTGATCCAGACCTCCGCTCTAGGGTTTACTTTGTCTAGAAATCTACACGAACTAATCTGTTTAAACTGTCTGTCGTTCTCGTAAAGCAAGCCCTGTAGGGCATCAAGCAGGATACTGGGATCAAGATCCTGTCGTCTTGATGGGTAGTAGATGTCTGCGTGGAAGGACAGATCTCCCTCCAGCATCTGATCCAGTTGAAACACTTGAGCCTTCACATCACTCTCAAACTGCAACGCAGATTTACTTTTGATGAAGCGCGGCTTACCTCCAAACGTCACCAATCTACGGCTATTTGATTTGGATTGTGCGGTTCCGTAAATTATTTTCTTGACAGATCTTTTATTCATGTGTTCCAATCGTTACCCATACCTTTCGCAACATGGTAACACAAGTGAACTACACAAATAAGTTGGGGCTACCCGCTCCACTGGCTGCGGCCTTGACAAGAGACAGTTACAGCAAGGGCGATGCTTCGTTCTCTGCTACTGGGCTATTGCGTCCACCAAGAATGGCTGTCCTGTTTGACGACCCTAACAACATCATGTTCAGAGATGTGTCCTCAAACCTGTGGACTTTGTTTGGCACAGCGGTTCACTCAATCCTAGAGAACTCAAAGCACCCTGACTTTATCACCGAGGAGCGCCTGTACTGCTCTGTGGACGGCGTAAAGCTGTCAGGTGCAATAGACGTACAACACGTTCAACCGGACGGCTCACGGATCTTACAGGACTACAAGACGCGCAAAGTTTATGGCGTGATGCACAACGACAGTGATGAAAAGCAACTGAACATATACGCTTACATTGCGCACAAGAACGGCATCGAAGTAAGTGGGTTGCAGATAATAAACTTCATCAAGGATTGGAATAAGCATGACGCTTTGCGCAAGCCCGACTACCCGCAACATGACATATGGATTCAAGACATTGAGCTTTGGCCTATAGCTAAGACCGAAGCTTTTGTGAAGGAACGAATTACGGCACACCAACAGGCCATCGCTGGCAATCTACCTGATTGCACAGATGATGAGCGCTGGCTCAGAGATGAGAAGTTTGCCGTGATGAAGGAGAAGAGAGTACGCGCAGTGCGTGTGTTCGATTCGATGGTAGAAGCTGAGACATTTATCTCGGCGCAGAAGGACGCAGACAAACACAGAGTAGACCACCGAAGAGGATCACCTCTACGATGCGAGCAGTTCTGCGATGTGTCTGATTACTGCGACCAATTCGCAGCGTTTAAACAAGGAGAAGAAGTTGAGTGAGAACAAATTGCTGCAAGCAATTACCCATATGGAAAACCTTCCCGACTCGGACAAGGTTGGAATCAAGGGGAAGTTGTACGCACAGGTTACGACACGGGTTGTTGCTTTCCGCAAAGCCTATGGAGATAAGGGCAGGATCACAACAAAGATCCATGCCTCGACTGCCAATAGGGTTTTGATTGAGGCACAAGTTCACATCAGAGAAGGTGATGTTTGGCACTTGATCAGCAATGATTGGGCTGAAGAGCATCGTGATGATGGCCCTGTGAACAAGAAGTCTGCCACAGAGAACTGCGCTACATCAGCGATAGGTCGCGCATTGGCTGCGGCTGGCTTGGGCGGTGGTGAATATGCCAGCTTTGATGAAGTGGACTACGCCATCAACGAAAAAACTGGATCGTCTGGCAAGAAGCAAGCCGCACCTGTAGAGGCTAAGGCAAAAGCAGAACCGCCAGCAAAGAAGGCAGAAGCAAAGGCAGCGCCCCTCGTACCCCTAGCCGTAGCTGAAGATGCTGCAATTGCATCACAGGCTTTCAAGTCAGACGCAAGCGTGGTCATAGACAATCTCGCTGGCTGCGTTACGGCAGAAGAGGCGAAGGTAGTGATTGACGAATACTACGCGCCAATAAAAACTAAGTACGCAGA